AGAAAAACCACGACAACGAAGGCCTGGTCGGCACCCCGCTCGAAGCGTGGGGCATTCTGAGCCTGTCGCAGGTCGAGGAGTTCCGCTACTTCGGCGTGCGCACGGTGGAGCACATGGCGGTGCTCCGCGATGACATCTGCCAGAAGCTGCCGGGTGCCACCCAGCTCAAGCAGCGCGCGGAGGCCTTCCTGGCCGCGGCCAAGGACGCGGAGCCGCTCCGTAAGGTGCAGGCCGAGCTCCAGAAGCGCGACAGCGACATCGCCGCAATGCAGGCGGCGATCCAGGACCAGGCGAAGATCATCGAGGAACTGCGCGCAGCGCAGCGCAAGAAGTAAGGAGTCGGGATGCCCTACACCATTTCCGTCAGCACGTACGGGGACATCATCCAGCAGATTGCTCGGATGGTAGGGCATCCCATTCCCGCAGATCCGGCGGGGTCTACGGACTCCGCCGTACTCCAGATGGGCGCGGCCGTGAACAACGGGCTTCTGGAGCTCCTGACCATGTACGATTGGCAGGACCTGACGATCAAGACGTCGCTGTCCGTGGTCGCCGGCACGCCAGGCGAACAGGAAACCGCGTTCGACCTGCCCGACGATTTCTACAAGTTCATCGACCAGTCGCAGTGGGATTCCAGCTCGCAGCTTCCCGCGGCCGGCCCGATCAGCAACCAGTCGTGGATGGCCTACACGGTCAGGAACGTCGGTACTCTCATGCAGCTGACCTGGCAGCTTCGCGGCGACCAGCTCATCTTCATGAACGCCCCGGACAGCGCGGTCGACTTCGATTACATGTACCTGTCCCGCGGGCAGGTGATCGACGCCGATGACGCCACCCTGTACAAGGACCAGGCGGATAAGAACGGCGATACGTTCGTGCTGGACACGAACCTCATCACGCTGCTGGGCCGCGCCAAGTACCTCGAGTGGAAGGGCTTCGATTCGGAGGCCGCCACGCGCGACTTCATTATTGCCTACAATTCGCGTGTGGGCGTGAATACCGGCAGCGCGCCGGTGCTCAATGTCGGACGTCGCCCTGGCGTGCCGCTCATCAATGGCTACACCTCTGTGCCCGATACGGGCTACGGTAGCTGATGCCGCTCAAGCCGACCCCCATCACACGGAAGAGCCCGACCCGCACTGCGTCGCAGACGCAGATCAACAAGGCGGCCATCTTCCCAGCCCCCACCAAAGGGCTGAACGCGACGTCACCGCTGACGGCGCAGGATCCGCTTACCGCTACCATTCTCAATAACTGGTGGGTGCGTCGTTACGGCAACGAGCTTCGCGGTGGGTACAAACGGTGGACCACTAACATCGGCGGTATTGGCACCGAGGCTGACGTCAATACGCTGATGGCATACCGCCCGTCCCCTGGCAGCTCTGCCTATGGCAATAAGCTGTTCGCCTGCGCGTCCGATGAGAAAATCTACGATGTAACGGATAGGTCCGATGAGGCCACCACTCCGTCAGCTGTGCTTACCGCGTCTGGTCAAGATCAGCCCGGTGAGTTCAGCTACGTGAACTTCACCAACTCTGCTGCCAGCTACCTGTGCGCATGCTCTGGTGGCTACGGATATGCCACCTACGATGCGGTTGGCGGATGGGTCAGCCGCACTGCAGGCATCACGGGTGATGGTGCAGCCTACGCAGCCGACTTCGATTACGTGACGTCGTGGAAGAACAGGCTGTGGTTTGTGCGCAGCAATACCACCCAGGCGTTTTATCTGGACGTCAACGCCATCACCGGTAACAGTACGCTGTTTGACTTCGGGCCGCTGTTCAAGCATGGCGGCGCCATTGCGGGCATCACTTCGTGGACCGTAGACAGCGGCGACGGCGTAGACGACAAGCTTGTAATCATCAGCACGTCGGGCGATGTGCTGATCTACGAAGGCACCGATCCTGCAGGCGCCGACACGTTTAGCCTTGCGGGCACGTGGTATCTCGGCATTGTGCCGGAGGGTCGCAGGTTTTTCTCAAAGCAAGGCGGAGACGTCGGCATCGTAACGGAACGCGGTGTGGAGTACCTGTCCAAGCTCATGTCTGCGCGCGGGCTTATCGACCCGCAAAGCGTCAATGACACCCCCGCTTACCGCTACGGCGAAGTGGTTGGCGCAGACGTCAAAGCCACTCGTGGTCAGCGCTACTGGCAGATCTTGCCGCACATTGCTGAGCAGTCTGTCATCATTGCTACTCCGCGCAACAATGGTGTTTCTTCCAAGCAGTACATTTTCTCCATGCTGGGTACAGCATGGAGCACGTTCTCCAAGATACCCATGGTGTGCATGGAGCAGTTGGACGGCGAGCTTTACTTTGGCATGCTGGGCGGAAAGGTGGGCCAGGCATTCACCGCCAATACGGATGATGAACTTTACGATGGCACGGTGGGCGCATCCGTTGTTGGTGATATACAAACCGCCTATGCCACCGATCCCGACAATCCGGTGGCGCTGAAGCGGCCGCAGCTCATCATGCCCATGTTTCAGTCCGCATCAGCCCCCGCCGTACGTGCGCAGGTCAATACCGAATGGGCTACGCGCGGAACCGCCGGTACACCGTCGTTCACCGGAGACCAGGGTGATCTGTGGGATACTGGTGTGTGGGACACGGCAATCTGGAGCGACGCCGATGCGGCGTTCTTTGCATGGTTGGGCGCCGATGGCCTCGGCGCCTACTGCTCACTGCGCATGTCGGTGATTGCGCTGCCTGGTACCATCTTCACCAGCTGGAAACTGATCTACATTCCAGGAGGTTTGATGTGATCGTCGTGTCCAACACCGACGCTCTCAAAGAAGCTCTGTGGAGGTTTCTGCATGAGCACAAGGTGCATATTGCTCCGAGCGCGGATTTCCAAGCGCTCGGTCGTACCAACGCCGATGGTAAACTCATCGGCGTGGTGGGCTTTAACGGGTTCATGGGCAACGTGGCATGGATCCATACGGCGGGCGATGGAAACTGGGTTAGCCGTGAACTGATTCGCGAAACTTTCCGTTACCCATTCGTCCAGGTCGGTGTAAAATATCTGTTCGCGGCGGTGGCTGGAAATAACCACAGGGCGTTGCGGTTCGATCGCAAGATGGGATTCCAAGACTATGATTGCCTTGCCAATGGCTGGGATGATGGCGTGCCGCTGTACATCCTGAAGATGGCCCGCGAAGATTGCCGCTGGCTCAATGCCGGCGAGTACGTACGGAGGAAGTCTGCATGAGGCTCAACCCGCACTTCGGCATACTGCCCGAAAGGGCATTCCGCAGCATGGGCGGTCGCCTGCTTACGCTCGAGGGCGGTGGCAAGGACAGTTCGCCCCCGCCTGCGCCCGACTACCGTGGCGCCGCGGCGGAACAGTCGGCCGCGTCCAAGGAAATCGCCACGCAGCAGAACTTTGCCAGCAGGCCGAACCAGTTCACGCCGTGGGGCAGCACGACATGGCAGTCAGCCGCTGGCACCGATCCGGCCACCGGCCAGGCCGTAACCACATGGCAGCAGAACCAGTCGCTGACCCCGCAGCTGCAGGGGGCGCTGGATTCCCAGGTGGCCATGACCCGCGGTCGCAGCGACCTTGCCAACAGCACCATGGGGCGCGTGGGCAATGACCTGGCGCAGCCGTTCAGCACCGCCGGCATGCCCGCCCGCGAGACCGGCCCTGCCACGTCGCAGTGGGATACGTCCGCTCCCGCGCAGACCACGCAGACCACGAATGCGGCCAATTTCTCTGCCGACCGCCAGCGCTTTGAGCAGGCGGCGTTCGATCGCATGCAACCCATTCACAACCGGCAACAGTCGTCGCTGGACGTGAAGCTGGCGAACCAGGGCCTGACGCCGGGTTCCGAAGCGTGGAAGTTCGCCCAACAACAACTGGGTGACCAGCAGTCTCGTGAGCGCTTCAATGCCGTCGAAGCCGGCGGCGCGGAACAGGCACGCATGCAAAGCATGCTGCTTGGCCAGCAACAGCAGGCATTCGGCCAAGACATGCAGTCGCAGCAAGCCGGCAACGCCGCATTGAGCGCCGCGCAGGGTGCGGCGGGCTGGCAGAACACCAACCGTGGGCAGGCCATTGCCGAAGAGCAGGGCCGCCGCGTGCAGAGCCTGAACGAGATGAACGCGCTCGTGTCTGGCCAGCAGGTCCAGCCCCCGCAAATGCCGTCGTTCGTGCCGGGGTCCAACGCCGCGCAGGCGCCCAATTACCTTGGCGCAGCAACGGCAATGGGCAACTACAACATGGGCGCATTCCAAGCAAACCAGCAGGCCAACTCCGGTCTGTGGGGCGGGCTCGGATCGCTGGCCGGCGCGGGTGCGTCGCTCTACGGTATGGGTGCATTCTCGGATGTGCGCCTGAAGTCTAACATTGTCAAGGTCGGTGAGCACCCGATCGGTGTTGGCATCTACGAGTACGACATCTTCGGCCGGCGCGAGCGCGGCGTGATGGCGCAAGAACTGCTTGAGGTGGCACCGCACCTGGTGAGCAAGCACCAGAGCGGCTACCTGATGGTCAACTACGGAGGCCTGTGATGGCAAACGGAACTTTCGATCCCAACAAACCGGTGCCGCCCGAGTTGCTGCAGGCAATGCTGCAACTTTCCACCGCCGAAGACGAGGGGCGCGACCTGGACAAGCAAATCGCGATGGCCGACTCGCTGACCAAGGGCGCCATGGAGTTCAACCGCGGCCCCACCACCGCCCTAGGGGGTGCGGCGTACGCCTTGGGAAAGGGCGTGCAGGGCTACATGGGCGGCAGCATGTACGCCAAGAACAAGTCGGCGAAGGACAAGCTGCGGGAGATGCAGCGGGCAAACCGTGGCAGTTTCTTCAACGCGGCGCAGGGTGCTGCGCAGCCTGCGATGCCGGCAAGCCCTGCAACGGGTGACGGGCTTCCCATCGAGTGGTAAGGAGGGGCAATGGCCGATTACCGTGACCCGTACGCCGCCCGCCTGACGCAACTGCGTCAGACGCGGGATGCGCTGCTTGCGCAGCCGCTTCCCACGCAGATGTACTCGCCGGAGGAGCAGGCGCGTCGTTCCGCGGAACTCAAGCGTATGAGCACGCTTGGTCAGCTGGGCGCCATTTCCAATGACCGCGCCGTCATGAACATGTCGGAGCCCATGCTCAAGCGTGCGATGGAGTCTGTCAAGCCGAAGTACACGGAGCATGGTGCATTCGACGAGACCACTGGCACGTTCTCCTACATGCCGGGTTACGTCGAGAACCGTCGTCTCGAGGCCACCAACCGCGACCTCTCTGCCCTGGAGAAGGCTGCTGCCGATGCGCAAGCGCGTTGGGAGCGCGACCGTCAATCGGCGGAGGAGCGCCGCATGCTTCGCATGGCCATCAGCGCAATGGGCGCTGGCCAGGAGAAGGGCTCCTACAGCTACGCCGGTACCGACACCGATCCGCAGTCCCCCACCTTCGGTCAACCGTTGCTGCTGCACAGCAAACGCGGCATGCACGTGCAAGGTCGCGACGGTGCCATCACCCCGTACACGGGTCGTGTCGGCGGTAAGAATGTCGAGCCGTCCGCGGCAGACGCAAAGGCGCTGCACGGGGCGCGTGCCGGCAATGCCCAGGTGGACATCGTGAAGTCACAGGTGGCTGGTAATCCCGCCGCGGTGGGTGCAATGGGCTTGGTGCCCGGCTTTGTCTCGCAGTACCTGCCCGAGTCGTGGGGCGGTGGAGCGCAGGGCGCAGCGGTGCGTGCAGGCGTTGCCAACCTCTCGAGCATGAAGATCCACGATCGGTCCGGCGCTGCGGTGACTGTCGGCGAGATGCCGCGTCTTCGCCCGTTCATCCCCGACATCAGGGTGGACTCCCCGGAGGTCATCCAGACCAAGCTCGACGGGTTCCGCCTGGAGTACAACACCATCCTGAAAGAGCTCGAGTCGGGTTACCCGCTGTCCCGTATGGTTGGCGCGCAAGCGCCTGGCTCTGCGCCGCATGCTGCACCTGGTGCGCCAGCTCCGGCTCCGGCTCCGGCTCCGGCTCCGGCTCCGGCTCCGGCTCCGCGTCCCGTGGGCCAGATGAGCGACGACGAGCTGGTGCGCAAGTACTCCCAGCCGCAGCGGAGGTAGCATGGCGGCCACCCGCGAACAACTCGTGCAAGCACTCCGCAACGCCGATGCAGCCGGCGACGCGGAAGGCGCGACGGAGCTCGCCCGTCGCATCAGCGCACTCCCCCCGCC